ATCTACATATTTGGCCGCATCTACAAATACTGGACAGGGCGCACTTGTTGGGCTTACACTAGAAGATGAAAATGCTCCACCAGAAGTTTGGACAATTCGCTGCGTTTCAGTCAGAAGAACTGCTGCCGGCGTAGCTATACCAGGGACCGCAAAATTCTTTGCTTTCGGTTCTGTTTCTGGCGCATTGATGGACGCAAATGGCAATCCTTATACATGGATTGATAATGGACCAGCAGTTAGTAATACAGTTTTAAGTTTCTCTATTACGAATTCGTCCTCAACTCAAGGATTTGTTCCAGGAGATAATTTTACAATAATCGTATCAAGCGGTGTTTTGGTTAGAGGCGACTCACTCACATCAAATGAAATCCCAACTGCTCATATTAATAATCCGACACAAACTGCCGGAATGTCAGACGTTATTAACTTCTGTGGTTCTCCAAGCCTATTAAATAATCTTAGCATCGGCGCACAGCTTTTCTATGCTAACGGGGCCTCTTCACTTATTGCAGTTCAAGCTGCCCCTCCAATGCCACGAAGAACATCATATATTATGGCAACAAGTGTTAATTCACTTTCTACCAATCCAGATGATTTTATTTTTCCGTTCCCACTTGGCGTTGTTCCAGATCTTAATTCAGAAATCCATTTCTTTGTTACGAGCCCATCAACACAGACAGAAACTCAGATATTACCAAATAATCTGCTTAACTCAAAGGGAACCAGCGCCTTCTATACATTAGGCGGAAGTATTAGTGACGAAACAATGCTTCCAATTTCTGGAACGCCAACAGAGGAAGAGTTTATTTTCAGCGGCGAAACTGTTGCAGGCGTTGTGTATCCTGATACATATGAATTCGATTATACAGTTATTCATAGTTGGGATAGCATACAATCTGGTACAGATGGTGGAATTATTCCAAAAACAACAAGTGTTACAACTGCAAATACAGCATTATTTGGCTCCGCATCAACAGTATTTACCAGCTCTTATGTTGGAAAGATACTCAAGATTGTAGATGCAGAGAATACCTCGAATATCGGTCTTTATCAGATTATGGGCGTTTCCAATGGTCAGCTATTAATTCAGACAATTATTTCTGGTGAGCCACCAGTTGAAGCGTATCCAATGAATTTCGTTAATGGTTTTGCAGATTTCGCAGGACCGGTCGCAGCCCCAGGGCCAAATGAAACAGAAATTCCTGCCGATCCACTTTCGGCTGGTAGCGAACCATTTGAGATTATTAGTATAATTACCAACCTACCAGTTGATGGCTATTCCGCAACCGACGGAACATTGGTTCCTCTTGCTCCATTTGCAAGTGGTGACGGATATGCTATTGTTGTTGAGCCAGTTACTTATAATCCTGCCACAGCAACTTTGTATAGCCCCAGCATTGACTTCTCGGCGCTTGATCCAGCAATCGGGACAGACGGCTATTACAAGATTAAGCTTAATGATGTTGCGGTTACAACCTCTGGAACAGAAACCTATCTAAATAATGGACTTTTTGACATTATTGGATATGATTCCGGAACAAATACATTAACCATCGCAAGATCATTTGTTACTGAATCTGAACTAAGATATGAAGTTCTAGATCCAACCACACTTAGCACATATTTGGTTGTAAATCAAGCGGTTGTTCCTTACGGCAACCAATTAAGAGTAACTATCGTTGATGCACGTGATGCAGCATTCTATGATGCTGGATGGATTAACGCTCTTGAATCACTTGAAACAGTTGAGTGTGATATCGTTGTTCCTCTTCCAAATCAGACAATAAGCGTTATTTTCCAAAACGCCCTTGCACATTGCCAAGCAATGAGCAATATCGTTAATAGAAAAGAACGAGTTCTATTCATGGGAGCAATTAGTGGATTAACTCCAGCTAATTTGACGGGAGCAAGACTTGCGGCAGTAGAAGATCTTGGTGTTATTGAAGGAATCCCAGATAACGACATTACAAGCACCTTGGCGCAAGATATCCAAGACATAGCCAACTATTCAGTCTCTAACTCATACGGTGAAACATATCGTTGCGTCTACTTCTACCCCGATCAGATTTTTGTTCAGGCAGGCAGTGATTACGTTATGGTTGATGGTTTCTATATTGCAGCAGCCGCAGCCGGTTATGCAAATGCAGATCTTAGACTAGAAAATCCATTCACCAATAAGGTGTTTTCAGGATTCACCATCATGCAAAACAAGGCATATTCTGCCCTTGTGCTTCAACAGCTTGCTTCTGCTGGTGTCACAACACTTCAGCCAGTTGCCGGCGGTGGCCGCGTTGTTTGGGGTATCACGACCACACAGAGCGGATATCCAGAAGAACAAGAAATTTCAATCGTCTTTATAAGAGACAGAGTTGCCAAAGTTCTTCGTTCGGGGTTTGCAGGATTTGTTGGAACTCCACAAACAGAAAGCACTCAAGCAACAATGACCACAGAAGCAATAATTATATTGAATTCATTGGTCGCACAAAACCTGATTCAGGCTTATGCAGGATTAAAGGTAGTTCAAGATCAGGTTGATCCTAGACAGTGGGATATCTCAGTTGTAGTTCAGCCAACATATCCAATTAACTGGGTCTACATTTCTGTTACAGTAACTAACTTAGGCGTATAATTTAGGGAGATTAAATTACAATGGTTAATGCATCAAATACAAACTCACCACTAGTGCTGCCTTCAGGCGCAAACGTAACGAGTACCGCACTTTCTACCAATATCATTATCGCCGTTAGAGGCGTTGGTGGTAAATATGTGCCTGTTGGCGCAGTCCAAACTATGCGTATTACAGAAACGCGCGATATTAAGATGATTGATGAAGTTGGAACCGATGGACACATCGATTCAACTCCAATCAAATCAACTAATATTGAAGGCACCTGTAATAGAATTAGATTTGATAAGTTACGTATTGCAGAAGCTTTTGATAGAAGCTTTATGCACGTGGCCTCTCAAGTTTATCCATTTGATATTATTATCGTTGATAAACAAAAGCAAAATTCAGCAGCTTGGGTAACTACAGTTATCAAAAACGTTTGGATTAAAAGCATTAGCTATACATATCAGACAACTGACTGGACGATTGCTGATGAAATGGCATGGTCAGCCGAAAACATTTATAGCACAATGGGTAGCGGACCAGCCGCACAAGGCGGACAAAATGCGCTTGTCGCCCCATTCCAGATGAATAACCAAAACTGGGTTGAAGTTGCAACTGATATGGGTCTCAACGGTCGAAGAGGATCTCTTGATGCCGCTGGACTTATCGATATCGGTACAAGTAATTATTCAGGAGTCGGAACAACTAGCGTATACTAAATAATAATCTTCCCTAAATATAAACACTTCATTCTCTTTGTTATATACATTTAAGAATGAAGTGTTTTATTTTAAGGAGATAATGATATGGCAAAATTCGACTCACCATTGGGCGTAAAACCAATTCAGGGACAATCACAAAGAGAATTTGTAATACCAGATGAAAGTGGATTTTCTGGCCCACCTCCACAGATAAGGCCGCCACGCGAAACATCTGCGCCAGTTTTTGATCAACAAGCAATGCAAGAGTTTAATGCGCGTATGGCAGCAACAACTATTCAGGCTGCTCCGCAAAGTGTGCCGTCAGAAATTGAAATGCAGTTTGCTGAAGCAAAAAGACTCAAGCGAGAGGGCAAAGAAAGGCTCTCTGAAGGCGCTAGGCGCCGTATAGAAATTCTCGTTGGTATGACTCGCCTAACACGAGATTTTGAGATCGACGGAAAACTTTATAAATTGAAGACGCTAACTTCTAAGGAATTAGAAGAAGCGATGTCTGCCTCTTCTGAGTTTGATGGAACAGTTCGTTTTATTTTTGAGGCAAGAAAACAGGTTTTGGCTCGTTCTCTTGTTGTTGTCGCAGGCTTAGACCTTTCGCAATTTTTAAGCTCAACAAATATAGAAGACCGAATATATTTTCTTGACGAAATGGACCATGAATTATTGGTAAGAATCTATAGCGAGTATAATATTATGGCCCAAGAATTGCAAGATAAATATGCAATTAAAACAGAAGCAGATGTCAAAGAGGTTCTTGAAGACCTAAAAAAATAATAAACGAACCGGAGCATCGATTCATTCATCATTTATGTAAGATGTTTGGTAGATTGCCAAATGATCCATTTATTACAGAGATGGATCCGGTTCTAAAAATGTGGTATTACGAAAATTGGATTGGAGATCACAGAGATCAAGCCGAACTTACTAAAAATCACGCATATCTATTAGGGTCTTTCTGGAATCCAAAAGCCGTCCAAGAACTTATGAATCCAAATGTTCATGAATCATCAGATGAAGATTTTGAGGAATCTTCTCGAATGGTTAAAGAAGCAAATCTCGACATACCTGAATCGCCAACAAAAAAGAAAAAGAAACGAAAGCCAAAATTAGTAAAAACAAAATAATGGAAATATAAATGGCTGATACACCAAATCCTACAAATGTTCCTCCTGTTACTCCTGCCATACTTACAGAAGAAGACATTAAAAGAACAAAAGAAGCCGATGAGTCTGTAAAAAGCTATACGAATTCTCTTGTTCCATATACCAATGCGTTATTTGGCGCGGCCGGTGCAGGCGAAAAATTTACTAAAGCATTAAAAGACAATGAGACGCTATTTGCGGCTGTCACAGTGGCCGCGACTGGAGCAAAAGAAGCCTATATGAATTTAGGCAATATTAAAACTGATGGCCTCGTAACATTCTCAAGTTCATTTTCCGCATTATCAGATATGTGGAAGAGATCGCCTATACAGCCAATTGCTGATAGTATTAGGCACTCAGTTACTAATATGTTTGGTGCCATGGGCAATAATGAAGGCGTTATGTGGGCATTACATGCCCCAGTAGACGCTTTAATAAGGATAGGCAAAGGTTTAGCAGAAACGGCTGATAATGGTTTGCGTTATCAAAATGCTATGATTGGTATAACTGCCGCTTCAGGTAACTTTAATGAAATATTGAAACAAACTGGCCCAAATTTTGAGGGCATAAATGCTATTTCTAGCAGATTAAATAAAGTTCTTGTAGATCAAATAGGCGATCTTGGTATGTCAACCGACGCCCAACAAGAAACTTTAGCTAAGTGGCAGGCACAAGTAATGCAAATGCCGGGTGGTTTGCAGGCCCTTGAGGGTAATACAAAAACCGTTGCAAAAGGAACGAATGATTTAACTGCCGCTATACAATATGCAAAAGGTGCAGGATTAGATGAAGAAGCCGTATTAAAGACCATGGGCGCACAAATGACCAAGTTTGGTATGGCCGGTCAGGAAGGCTTTGAGTCTAGTCTAAAATGGATAGCTCATACAACTCAAATTTCTCAGCTTATTCAGGGCGCAAAATGGGAAGATGTCCAGAAGTCAATTAGCAACGTTACAGATACATATAAAGGATATGTGTTTGGCGCTAAAGACGCTGCTGAACGAACAAAACAGGGCACTGAACTGACTGAGGGCGCATCAAAAGCATTAAGAGAATATTCGCTTAGATTATATGATGCTGGTGTCGCTCCAGAACGTGCCGTTGAGTTGGCAGGAAAATTAACGGCATCATTTAAGGGCATGTCAGATAGCCAAAAGGCTCTTATGTCGCAAATGAGCGGTGGTCCCGGAGGCATACAGGGCATATATGAGATGGAAGATTTAATTCGTAAGGGCGACTTCAAAACACTTGGGAAAAAGGCTGACGCACAACTTGATAAAATTTTTCATGGTGAAAGACTTACCGAAGAAGACGCTCATAAAAGCCAAACTATGGCACAAAAAGTTAGATTTCAGGAGCAGACATTAATAAATCTTGGATATGTATCAAGCAAAGAAGACGCTTGGGCTTTTATGGAAGCTCGTAATAAAGGCAAAACTGGCGAAAAAGTAGAAGAAGAGCTAAAAGCAAGAGGAGAAATTAAAGGAGCGCAAGAAGTAGATCAGAGCATAAAAGCTGGGCAGGCACGTATTGAACAAACTGCTGGGCCAATTAGTAATTTGGCAGTTACGGCTAAGCAAATGCAGGTTTCTGCAGAACGAATTTTATTAACAACTGCACAAAATGCCATGTCTATTACTGGGGCCGATGTTGGGCCTACTGGAAGTGGTGCCGGCCGCAGCGTTAATTTTCCAGAACGAATGAGACAAGAAAGACGAGTTCAAGAAAAAGAACATAGGACCGATCCTACATATCTTATTGATAAACTTGTTGAGGGGTTTAGGCATTCAGTTGACGATTTTAAGGAAATTGCTCATTCATTAAAATCAAGTGTTATGCCAACATCGCATCAAACAATGCCACAATCATTAGTAACAGCTTATGCGGCAAGTGCGAGATCCGGCGGTTCATCAACTGCGGCCGCACCAATGGTTACACCAACGCCACATACGGCTCCAGCAACATCTGCTGCGCCAGCAGTTGCACAAGCAGCTACCGCATCAGCCGCAGCGCAATCTAATACTCAGTCTGCTGCCCCCGCAGCCAGCACTGGCGGTACAGCTTCTGTGCCAGCTGCTGCGTCATTAGGCACAGGTATAAGTGGCCCAATACCAGTAACAATTACAAGCCCATTTACTGTAACTGTTAATTTCCCTGGCGGACAACAGGTTTCTGGCAATGCTAAAATAGGCGGCGATAATAGTACATAAAAGGATAATATGAGTTTCTTAGATACATTACTAACTGGCGCCAATCCGATCACTCAGCAGCAACAAGCTTCTTATGAATCGAATGGATTTTTATTAGCTGCATCGCCAAATGCTGATGGAACCGGCTTGCCATTTAATAAGATTACTTCGCAAGTAAATGCAACAATGGGGAGAAACAGTATTACTTGGTTTGTCCCGCAATTTGGTACTGTTCAGATGTTTGTTAATCCTGAAAAAATTATCTATACTCATAAGAAAATAATTCAGAAGAATATGACAAAAAATGGATTCTCTTTGCAGTATTGGGGAGAAGATTTAAGTACTCTTGATATTTCAGGAACTACTGGTAGTTCTGGAGTTGAAGGACTAAATGCTCTTTATGAAATATATCGTGCGGAGCAATTTGCATTTGATGCAACCGGTCTTACTCTTGCATCTAATAATGCGGCTGCTGCGTCTGCAAATAGTCTTGCAAACAGCCTTGGATCAGCGCTTGGTGGTGCTCTTGGAGGCGGGCTTGCAGCCGGAGTTTTAGGTTTAAGTTCTCCTGCAAATACATTATCAGCAAGAAATATTCCATGTCTTGCTTCTTTAGCTTTTGCCGTTGAAATGTATTACAACGGCTGGGTTTATAGAGGTTATTTTAGTGATATGAATGCTACGGAATCGAGTGATGATTTTCGTTGGCATTATAATATGAAGTTCATTGTTACAGAGCGACGTGGTTATCGTACCAATTATTTCCCATATCAAAACAGCCCGGTTTTTGGACAAAGTTCATATTCATCTATGCCTGGCGGTGCTCCTTCATCTTTCTCTGGAATAACAACATTGAATACCAATATTGGCGTAAGCGTATATGATACTTCTGGCGGAAGTATTGGTGGTCTCATTTCTAGCCTATTGTAATAAATTAAAATTTAAGGTTTGTTCTGATATATAATATCTTGAAATAGGTATTATATGCAGGATAAATCTTGCCAAAAGTATAAGGATAAATAATGTGTTGTGCATTTCTCGGTGACTTAGCGGATCAGCTTAATAATGCATTTGATCTAAACTCAAATGATAATACGACACTTGATACGCCACAGCAAAAATATGGTCAACTTGGCGCTTTTGCATCACAATTTGATCAGTCACAAGAGCGAAAATATCTTGAAGAAGGATATCTGCGTAAAGATCCTTATGAAACAGATCCAAAACAATTGAATATTTTATGGCAGCAGCCAACGGCAACAGTTTTGCTTAAAAAGAAAATGTTCTCATCGATAGCAGATAATTATCGTCCAGATTTTATGGATCAAGATGAAAAGCTTTATTATAAAGCAATGAATACCCTATTCTTAAATAAGTGCAGCCAGATTGCATCTTTAGAAAAATTAGGTAAAATACAGCAAGTAACAGCGGCAGTTGGCGACGTATCAACTCAATTGGTTCCTATTATTATTGCGCTATCAGATCAGCTTAATAGTACGGGATATGCCGGAAATTATGGTTTTAATGCTTCATTATCTCCCTCTTCTGGAGGCTTAATGTCGGCATCATCTGCTATTGAGTCGGAACAAGCTGCTAATGATATGGCAGCATTAGCACAAATGATTGAGCGATTAAGAGTTGTTTTTGGATATAATCAATCAAATCCATATACAACATGGATTACTGATCCTACTAGTCTTTATAGTTCTACATTAGTAAGCGGGACTGGCGTTATTGAGCTAACAAATTTTTCAAGTATTAGCACCTCAACAAGTAATAAGCTTGGTGGCGGCGATTTTGATATAAGCATTATAGATCCTTATGAATCAATGGTAATTTCTGAATGGGATATTGAAATGGCATTAAGTGATGCCACAAATGCATACTATAATAATAAAACATTTCAACTTGGAGTGGCCTCTTCAACACAAACTATTGCAGACATGCAAGCAAAATTGAATATTGTTCGTAATAATAGAAATGCAAGCCCAATTAGTTTTGTAGTAGATAATACAGCTTTTTTGTCACCACCAGTTACTGCTATGATTGATCGTATTGGTTTGGAAATTCAATTTCAATATGATGCCGGATTTCTTGGAATTGGTAGTAGCTGCAATGTATCTCCAGATTATCTTCGTGGAGATGACACACTTGCCGGATATGATGGATTAGATCCAAACACAGCTGTAACCAAATCGGGAACATTTACTGGCTCACTTTCTACAAATCAATCTGAGCTACAACTTTTTAGTACAATTGTTGAAACACTTTATACGCAAAAACAATTATTAGGTAATTCAATTAATAACTCTATTGCAAATACGCCCCCAGTTACTTATGCTAGAAGAAAACTACGTTTTAATTTCGCAGGAAAAATGATTGTTGACGCAATGGATACCATTGACGTTTATATTAATTCAAGAAGCCAATTTGATAATAAAGTTCTTGGAGGATTGCAACAATTATTAGGAGGCATGAGCGCTCTTGATAGTTTTACGAACTCAATTAATTCTATTTCTAATGCTGGCAATCTATTATTTAATCCAACACCAAATCAAATGGCAGAAAAAGCAGCCTATGTTGGCCCAGAATTTCCAAATTCTGTCTGGAGTATATTACGACCACAATTCGTAACTGAGAATGAGGGGACACATGTTTTTGGAGGAGTCGTAACTAACGTAAATAGTAATTGGAATAGAGGATCATTTACTGTCGGAATAAGAGGAAAAGATAATTCCTATTATTTTGATGTAGGTAAAGTTAATTTTACCCCAGGAATTGATAATTTTAATGGCCTTATTTTTGATCCACTAACTCCGTTTAAATCTAATTTTGATAACATTGATCCTGGAACTCCACTTTCTTCACATGAGCTTTTGGATGAAAATAAGATGCTACTTGGCTCTGTTCCAACTGACTCTATGGTGAAATATAAAAAAGGCAGTTTAGTTTC